TTCCATAAAGAGCTGACGGACAAGCGTCGATTACTTTACCCATTTCTGCGATTACGTTAGCTGAGGTTACAGTTGTTCCCGAAATATCTGAAACGTCTGAGTCAGCTTTGAAAAGAGTTACGAAACCGTCAAACTCTCCCGCCGTACCATTAGCTCCATTCCAAATAGATTGCTCTGTTTTTTGAGCTACTTGAGCTGCAACTTCGCCGATTAAGAAATCGCTAAACTTCTTAGGCATTTTATCATAAGCTGAAAAGCCCATTTCTGCTGCCTCCCAAGATGAAACAAACGGCGTGAGGCACAAAGACGTATTTACTTGAAACTCTTCCGGTTGAAGAACTCTCTCAGTCAATGCAACGTCTCCCGCATCTGTAAAGTCGCAAGTAGAATCAGCAATAATTCCACTTACCGCCATTTTAGAAATGACTTCTTTGTATTTAATATTAGGCATCACTTCGATACCTCCTTTTGCTATTGTATCGCCCGACAATAAAGCTGCGGCGATATATTTCCCCGACCATTGTCCCGCATACGTGCTAGTAATTGATAATGACATTTTATTTAAATTTTAATTGTTAAGTTTTTCAAATATTCTATCCTTGATAGATTGTTGTTTATTCTGTGAAAACGTAAATCCTTTCGGTCTTTCGCCTGTTCCTGTTTCCGGCGAATGTTTGATAGGATCTGCTGCGGGCTTAGAAAGCTCTTCTTTAACTTCCTCTGCTGCGTTTACTTCCACTTCTTTAACCTCTTCTTTAAGTTGCTCTTCGGTATCTACCTCTTCAACTTTTTCTGAGTTAGGCTCTTTATCTTTTTTAAGATCTGCGATTGCATCTTCTAGGTTTTGGATCCTTTTCTCCATACCTTTCCAATCAGCTACGTCAGCCTCTTCTTTACGGTCTCCGTCTTCCTCTTCCATTTCTTTCTCTCCGTAACCTAATTCTATTTCTTTAAGTTCATCTATTAAACCCTCTTCTTTTACAACTAAAACCTCTCCGGACTCTAGTTCGTATTCGCCGATAGGCATTTTAACCTTTTCGTCATCAGATTTAATAAAAACTTCTTTACCTTGAGAAAACGCCTCAGCCGTTATAACTGTTCCATTTTCTAGTTTCCTATCTTCAAGCCTTACTTGAATATCTAGGATAGCTTTTATTTTATTTAACATTTCACTACTTTTCATAATTAACTATTTAACGATTTATAAAAAAAATTTTGCATTTTCAAGATGCTACTCTACTTATTACTCCTATACCTTGAGCGAATAAAGATCCGTCGCAGCACTTTATTGAGTATGTATTTTTGTCTTTACAATAGCAAGCTCGCCTAGATCCGTTAGGACTTGTACGAGATGGCCAATATTCTTTATTATTTATTTGCACAATTTGGATATTTTTTAGGACAATCTTTATTCATATTATCCTTATTATGATATTCGCAAGGCATAAACCAAGTTTTGCCCTCTACGTCGTGAGTATGTATTGACTCACAACCAATATTTTTAGCCATTTCTTTAGCTTTGTCTTCGGTTGAATAAGCTAATCTATCGTCAATAATAGCAAACTCGTCGTTTACAACTTGAGTAGTTAATTCTAAAACTCCTAATTTTTTAAGTTTAGATCTACTCCAAGCTAAGCCCGCTTTACCTCCCCATAATAAATAGCTTATAGTACCGCACGCTTTAGAGTCTGACTCATTATAATACTCCTCAGCCCTAGATAAATAAGAGTACATTCTTTTTATAGTAGCCTCTGAAATAGGTTTACCTTGAGCTAATTGAGACGCTCTGATCTTGCCGACATCTGTCGCACATTTATTCTTTACTTTTTTGTTTAGATCTATACCTCTTTTTGCGTTATTTTTAACTGACTGAGGATAATCTCTATAACTCTCTAATACTAAATTTTTACCGTCTTTATATCTTTTATCGTCTTTAATAATTCCTGTAATAATACTTAGCATATATTGAGCCTCTTCGTCTTCAATTTTAGCTAGATCCTCTTCAATACTTGGAGCTTTAATTTGCATTTTATCCGCAAAATACCCCTCAATACTAAAGCCTTTTACTTTACCGCTCTCTACAAACTCTTCCCAAATCTTGTCGTTATTTACTTTTACGGATCCTACCCAAGTTCCGATAGGAAAATCAAAGCCATACTTTTTAGATTTATCGTGTACTTTATCCTCAACGATCCAAGACTCAACTAAAGTAAGTCCGTTTAATTCGTGTTTATGTTCTAAGGTCGAGTTATTTTGATTACCTTGTTTTAGATATAATTGAGAGGCCTTTTCTATTGTCTCTTTTGAAAAATAAATATAATATTCGCCCTCATCATTTTTTCTATATATGGGTTTATTAGGAATTAATAAAGCTCCCATTAAGATTTTTTTCTTTTTATCTACCTCTGCAAGTTTAAACTCTTCACTTTCTAAAGCTATAAAATCCTCTTCGATTGCGGGGTTTTCTACTATTGATATAGCCTCAACTCCTGTAATCTCTTGATCCTCGTCTAATATTAACTCGACTATTTTCATATTTGTATAACGTTTTAATTATTTTATTTTGTATTATATAGAGGCTCCGTCTATAATGTTTCTCTCTAAGCCTTGAGCCGTTGTAACGTCGTTAGCTACTACAAACGCTTGAACGGGCTGAGTTTCTGTTTCTCCTATCGCTGCGGCTAATTGATTTACTCCTCCTGTTCCTATTGAATTTATACTAGGTGGATTTGGTAAAGGTGGAGGCGTAGGCGTTGCTGCGGTACCTCCTCCCCCGCTTGATGCTACTCCCGCTATTTTAGGTACGGGCGTAGCGGTTATCTTTTTAACCGTTTGTATACCGGACACTATCGCAGCTCCGGCGGCTGCTATACCTAAAGCGGGGCCGACTATTGGAATACCCGCTAAAGATTTATAAGAGTCTTGAGCTGACTGAAATGTAGAAATTGTAGCGGCTGCAATAGCTGCGGCTTTACCGGCTGCGGTTTCTGTTCCTAGAACAGTAGCTAAATTGTTTAAGCCGTCTGCGGCTATTTTACTTTTTTCTCTTTGTGTTAGATCGTTCCAAAAGATTTCATTTTTTGCCGTTTCTTCTGCTCCTTTAGATCTTATTTCTTTAAGTTTATTAGCTAGAGCTGCCTCTAGGTTAGCGGTATCTAGGCCGTTTTGTTTTGCAAGATCAATAAGATTTTGATAATGCTCAGTAGTTTTAGTTATTTCTAACTCTCTTCTTTGATCCTCAGTTACCGCCTCAGCATCTCGTATATTATTTTTAAGATCTGATAAAGCCTTAGCGTCTGCAAGCTCTTTAGCCTCTTTTTCTTTACGTGCTTTTTCAGCTTCGGCATCTGCGGCTTTTTCTTCTGCGGCTTTTTCTGCGGCTATTCTTTTTCTCTCTGACTCTGCCTCTCTTAGATTTGTTGTTATTTCTGCGGTTAATGTTTTTTGCTTTTTTAGTCTTGAGGCCTCTAACTCAATTAGCTTAGCTTGTAACGCAGCCTCTTCGTCTAGATCCTCTTTTGTTGAATCGCTTAAACTGTTCTCTAGTTGTTTAGTTTTAAATCTTATTTCCGCCGCCTCAATTTCTTTTTTAGTTATTTCGTCTTCAATCCTACCGGCCTCTTTAAGAGCTGCGATCCTATCTTCAATAGAAACATTTTCTTTATCGGCTGCTTTCTCTCTTAATTCATTAAATTTTCTAGTAGCCTCCGCTCTATCTAAAAGTAATTGTCTATCTAGTTTATCTGCTCTTGCTCTTTCGTCTGCAATTTTATTAGCTATATCTAATTCTTTTCTAGTTTCTTCTCCGAAGTTTTTAACCTTTTCTGTAACCTCAGAGAAATTGTTTTTAAGATCGTCTATTGCTCCGCCTAAATTTTTGAAGTCTCCCGTTAATACAGTTCCTATAACTTTACCAACTGACATTAAGGTTTTTCCTATCCTAGCTAAAACATCTGAGACGTTACCGGTTATAACCGATATTCTAGTCATTATCTTAGCAAACTTATTTTGTCCCTCTTCGCTAGAAGTAAACGCTTTTCCTAAAGCTACAACTCCTAACACTAAAGCTCCAATACCCGTAGCAATTATAGCTACTCTCATTAAATTGAATCCTTTAGTAGCTCCGGCTAAAGATCCTGTTAAGTTTTTAGTACCGCTTATTAATCCCCCTGTTTGTTGATCTAATACTCCTACTACTCCCGAATAATCTCTAGAGGCTTTTGTATTGTCCTTTATTACTTTGTTGTTTTTTTCTCTCTCTTGTTTTATAGCTTTTAAAGAGTTTTTTTCCTCATTTATAGCGGCTTTAGTTTCTTTAATTCTTTTATTAAGAGCTGACCTTTTAACCATTTCTCGGCCGGTCATTCCTGTGGTCTTATCTAGCTCTTTATTGTAAAGATTTAATTTTCTCTCAAGATCTATAATAAGATCCTCGCTAGCCTCAAACGATTTATTTAACTCATCTATATTAGCTTGAGCGTCGGCCGTTGAGATCTTCAACTCATA